CTGCAGGTGTCCAGCACGATGTTATAGCCGTTCAATTGATACTGGTGTACCATTTTACTCTCCATTCCAAATTACACAAAAAAATGCCGCCCGGCAAAGGCGGCATAGGGTTTGCAGAAATTACTTGTTGCTGTTCTCGCACTGCTGGTTAGCCACGCCGCAGGAGGTCTTGCAAGCGGACTGGCAGGAAGTCTGGCACTCGCCGCAGCCGCCGGTCTTAACGCTCTTGGTCAGGTCACGAGTAGCAATGGTCTTAATACGTTCCATAATAGAAAACCTCTCTAACTCTCAAAATTTCATCGCGCCGGGCAAGGCCCAGTACGCATTTATCTTTGCTTATGATAACACGCAAGGGGCTTTCTGTCAAGAATTTTATGCCGCTAACCTTTGGGAACGTCAGCCGATGGGCTGATATTTCGTCAGAACGGTGTGCAGGCCCAGCTCCCGGGCACGGGCCAGTAAGTACCGGTAGCGGCACAAAAGCGCCTGCCGCTCGTAGATGCGCTGTTCGATCAGGTCGGTGTCCACCTCAAGATCGAACATCATTTCGTTGCGCTGCAGGCAGAACAGGCATTCCTTCAGTTCTTCCTCCAGCTCGGGGTGGTAGCGCTCGTGCTCGGTGTCCCGCGGGACGCGGGGCGAAAGCAGGGTCTGCGGGTTTTGGTTGTGGGTTCGTTCCAGCATAGGCCGTCCTCCTCTTTTGGCTTCTGGTAGTTTGTACATTCCAGTATATGAAGGAGACGGTGCAGAATATGCCAGTTTGTGGGAAGAAGGCAAAAAGCCGCCCCGCTGGGTGGTTCCGGGGAGCGGCTGTGGAGCTGTATTTGTTATACGGGTGAGTAATTGCCGTAGGGGTTATCGTAGTGACCGGCAAGGTAGTTCATGCGGTTCATGTAGTGGAGCTCACGTTGGTTGCATGCTTCAAAGTACGCAGCCAGTTCAGAAGTCTTTAGTAGTTCTTCTGTCTGCGACTGTATTTTTTGAAGCCGCGCATTCAATTGCGAATGGTTCCGTTCCCCCTGTGCGTAAACAGCTCCAATACCAGCAATAACAACATTCATTTTGTCACTGATTTGATTTACTGTCTTTTGTAACGCTGCAATTTTTTCTTCAGCATTTTTCATTTCTATATACAACATATATTGATTTTCTCGGATTGCTTCAAGATTTTTTATAACGACATTTAGTTGCGCGCTTATTTTATCCATTCGCATTTCCATGTCGTATTTATTATATGCGCCATCTGGGCCATCTAAAGAATAGCATCTCCCTGACGCGATGTAATCGTAAAAGGAACAAACTGCCACGTAATTGCGATATCTGGGATAGATATTGCCCTTTTCATATAGCTTTATGCAGGTCGTGTAGGTTTTATTTTCTTGCTCTCTAATATTTTGGAGTATCACTCGAAAAGGTTCAGCTTGATTTTTGCACCACTCGTTTTCATGGCGAATCTTTTCATTTTCCTGTTTCCATTGTTCGTTACAGAATTCACGGTACTGTTTACAGCGCTCTTTTTCTTTTTGGTATTCTTCCATGTCTTGATTATATTGGTCTATTTTCTTTTGGTAATCTTTCATCGCACTTCGGTGCATAGAACCCAAGTCCCGCCTGAGTTTTTCAATTTCTCTTTCTTTTTGATATTTCCGATAACCCCATATTCCTAGACACACAAGACCAATCGGAGGAAATAGCAAGCTTGCTACAAGAATGCCGATTATTTTCGTTGCCGAAATTTTTTCTGTCTCGTCGCTCGCCCACTTGATACAATCGTATGATTCTTTTGCTTCTGCTGGTTTTTCCGGTTTTATAGGCTTGCCCTTCCGGGGAGTGAAGTTACGTTCTGTGATTCCATGCATTCTACAGTAGTTTTCGAATGTGATTTCTTGCGATTGCCTAAAAATTTCAATTTTGTTTTGCATTGTTTTCTCTAGTGTTCGCTGAGTATAGAGTTCCTTTTCAACATCTACGACCATCCCCAGATATTCTTTCAATTCCGCAGTTGTCATTCAGCACACCATCCTTTTGGTCTTCACAATGTATTACCCGTATATTGATAATACCCCCGATTATCGCTAATTGTCAATATGCGGCCGATTTCATATTCTTTAATTATGAAAACCTACCAAGGATGGTATATGCTATGATTCGATACGACCCGCTTTGGGAGACAATGAAGAAGCGCGGTGTCTCCTAATATAAATTGCTCAAAGACTACCATTTCAGTGCGGGGCAACTGAGCCGTTTACGCAAAAATGAGAATGTCAGCACCTATACGCTTAATACTCTCTGCAAAATTCTGGACTGCACCCTTGAAGAAGTTGCCGTTTATCTGCCGGACGAACCGGACGGTGAAAAACATCCCGACTGATTTTGCAAAACATTCGGCGCTGCTGCGGCATTTTCCAAAAAAGTACAACTTTTTTCAAAATTATGCTTGACAACGCCGGGCTTTTCCCGTATAATAGCACACGTTGAGCGGTTCACCCCGCAAGACGCAACAGAATATTGGGGATTTGCATAGTGGTAGTGCGGTAGACTCTGACTCTACTTGTGGGAGTTCGATTCTCTCATCCCCAACCAAAAGAGAACTAGGCGAACACAGTACAATCGAGATGGTTGGTTCAGTGTTCGTCTTGTTTTGTTCCCTACCGAAAATAAGAAAGTAAGTAAAAAAGACCCAAACCTCGCATGAAATGAGGTTTGGGTCTTTTTTGTTTTATTTCCTGTTAGATTTTTCCGAAATACGGAAAAACTTGCCGGAATAGAGGGTTTCTTGCCAAAATGCAGACAAGCCGACCATGAATCGGCTAAAATCAGCAACAAAGGAGACCAAAGGCTATGATTAGGATTTTGCTGTCAACCCGCCTTGGCGAACGGCGGATGACACAGAGCGACCTTGCTCGTGTCACAGGGATTCGCAGTCAGACTATCAACGAGTTGTACCACGATTTTGCGGAGCGTGTAAGTCTGGACGACCTCGACCTCATCTGTGAGGCACTGGACTGTGACCTCGAAGACCTCATTGTGCGAGAGCCCAACATTGAGCGCAGGGTCAAAGAGGTACGTCATATCCCCCAGACCGTGAGCAAGTCTCGCAAGAAGTAACCTCTCCTGCCCGGATGCGTCAAGCGTCCGGGCTTTTTTCGTTCTCATCCGGCACGAATTCCAGCAGATCGGCAGGCTGGCAGTCCAGAACGGTGCAGAGCTTGTCCAGCACATCAAGCGGAATATGCTTGACGGAGTTATTGTTCATGCCCGACAACGTGGGCTGACGAATCCCGGTCATTTCAACCAAATCTTTCTGCTTGATACCCTTTTCAGCGAGGACGGCTTTCAACTTAATGCGAATCATATAGGCACCTCCCTTTTCTTTACTATATCATACTCGCCGCAGAATTGCAACGAGTTTCGTAAAACAATTTACGAAAAGTGTTGTTTTCTTATTGACATACAACGAAAATCGTAGTATAATATAGACATAGAGAGGAGGTCAAGAGGTGCAAGGGAGCAACCCAAAGGGGGTGGCGCTCCATGACAAGCAAGGAATTTGCGAAGCTCACCAGAGCCGAGCAGGTAGCCCGCTTTGAAGCATATAAAAAAGCGGCTCAGGATCGCACCCTGAACCGCTAACCGCTAAAAGCCCGATGTTACACAAGCCCCTTGCACCTCCATTTTATTTTTTTATTAACGATTTGTCAAGAGTAAATTATTGGAGGTTCTCAAAATGAAGTTCATCGACATCAACCGCAAATTTACCGCTGCCGTCAGCAGCTACATGGCGCAGGGCTACTACATCAACGCCGCTTCGATGTCCGGCAGTCAGGGCGAGATCGCTCACATCGACCTGACCGACGGTAAGCAGATTGTCCGCGTTCTGCTGGACAGCTTCACCGAATGGGAAGATTACAACCAGCTGGAAGGTCTGAAACTTGTGGTCGGCATCGCCGCTGACAACGTCAAGCCCAACGATAACCAGCGCTGCAATGTCATCTGGAACAACCGGTTGGATGTCATCTCCTGCGAGAAGTTCTACAAGCTGAGCAGCAACCGCGACGATTCCGTGTTCTACGGAACGCGAGAGGAGGCCACCGCAGCCGATGAAAAGCGCTTCGAGCGCTACTGCCGCCGTGACTGCCGCATCAAGAAGCACCTTCCCGAAAAGGCTTCTACGCTGGTCAAGGAATTCGTTCGCCGGAAGTTCGGTCTGAAGCGTGTCGTGGTGAGCAACATCCAGATCACCAAGCAGAGCGGCGTGTATACCGTCACCTACAACCAGCACAGCGCCCAGCTGCACTGAGGAGGGCAAAACAATGAAAAAGGTAATCTTTACTTACGATTCCAAGGACATGAAGCACGGTCAGAACGGCGAAATCGGCGAGGCCAGTGCCTCTATTCTGGTGGAAGACGAGCGGGCAAAAGAAATCCACGCCGCATTCAATGAGAATCGTGCGGACCATACCGCCTACTTCATCCGTGAGCGAGCAATCGGTTTCTGCTGGAGCTGCGAACATCTGCGTGGCCGTGGCTACATCGAGGGCAGCCTCAAGACCGTGGAAGTCAAGGAGGTCTAAGACATGAAACTCTACAAATACACTGGCACCATTTCCGAGGTTTCCTTCCGCAACAGAACGGCTTGCGATATCAAGCTGTACGATATTAACGACCGCGACAAGGCTCCCACCCGGCTGGAGGTTTTCGGCGCCCTCG